GTCACCTAAACCAGTAGTAAAAGCAAAGGAAATTTAATCATGGCTTATGTACCAAAAGAAGGCTCTGGAAGTTTATTTAAAAATGACCGCAAAACGACTGAAACTCACCCAGACTATACAGGCTCTATTATGGTCAATGGTCGTGAATGTTACTTATCTGCGTGGGTTAAAGAAGGCAAAAAAGGTAAGTTTTTTAGCGTGTCTATTGGCAAAGAAAAAACACCAGTAGGGTTTACACCTAGAGGTGCGGATGAGTTACCTAAAAACACGCTAGAAGATAGCGACTTGCCATTCTAGGAGAATAAAATGCTAAGTCATATCAAGGATGTTATTGGCGATAAAGCCATTGTTTCTACTGAACCATTTGGAGTGGATGAAGAAAGACAGTTAATAGCATTTGAGGTCAATGACTTAGCTGCTGTTCTTCGTGATGTAATACAAACTTGCGCAGATTGTTGCGTAAACACAACAGACCGTGAAGCTATACTTGAGTTACTTAATTAGCATGAAAAAAAGGGGGAATAAATGTCAGAACATTGGTATGACGCTGTTACAGGCGCACCACGCTATACAACAATCGGTAAAAATGGGAAAGAAAGGGCAACTAATTTGCGTGATGCCAAATCCGCACCTGGCACACTTGTCCCATCAGTATCAACGATTAACAGCCAGCTTTCCAAGTCAGGCCTTGACACATGGAAACAAACCCAAGTCCTATATGCCGCTACCGAAAATCCAAGAATTGATGGAGAAGGCGAAAAAGAATGGGTTGCTAGAATCCTCGACTTGGCAAAAAGAAAAAGCCGTGAGGCTGCTGACCGAGGAACTCTTATACATGACTTCATAGAGAGCTTTTATAACCAAGAATACTTGCCAGGTATGCCTGAGTATGTCAATAAGGTAGATGAGGCTATAACGGCTCATTTTGGCACTCAGCTATGGATTCCTGAGCAGAGTTTAGTCAATCAAGAAGGTTATGGTGGTAAATGCGATTTATACGCCAAGCCACGCCATGACTTTACAGGGGTCGTTATTGATTTTAAGACGACAGAAAAATCCCCTGGTGAACTAACACCCTACCTAGAGCATACACTACAGTTAGCAGCCTACAGAGAGGTTTTAGCCCCATCTGCTAGATGTGCCAATGTGTATATCAATGGTGAAACTAACGAAGTGGCTATTTACGAACATAGCGAACAAGACTTGCGTGACGGCTATGAAATGTTCTTGGCCCTTCTTAAAATCTACAAACTTAAGAATGGGTTAAACTAACCAAGAGGCGGTAGGTGTGCTTTCCCCTTGCACAACCATACATCACGGAGTCCTGCCGCCTCACCTTATTTAGGGCGTTAAGCCGCCAATGTAGGATGCAGTAATTGGGAAATTTTGCGGCTTTCTGTCCCATTGGTTGCAACTGCCAAATACAGCCCTGTTGCATATACTTTACAAATAACGGTTTTTGTAAAGTTTAAGAAACTTATTGTAAAGTTTCCTCATCGGGAAATTATGCTTAAAAATGTAGCAAATATTGCAAATTATTCCCGATAGGGAAATATTTTAATACCTATAAGTAACATTTATGTTACTAATTTAATACCTATAGGTTGCAAATAAACAACATTAGGGTTTGTCCCTATGTAAAAGTGCATGAAATTTCAATAAATTACTTTCATAGCAGGTCAAACATACTTCAGCTCAATAAGCCGCAGGTGTACGACTAAGCAGTTTGACTTGCTTTCTTATTAAGGGGAATATGGTTTACGACAAAGACTGGACTCGCAAAGTGTTTGAAAGTGCAGCACCATGCGATAAATGCGACCAGGCGCAAACTTGCAAAGAAAATGAATGGGCTTGTAGGGCGTTTTCTTATTATGTCCTTCATGGCAGTTTTGAGGCCTATACGGTGCGCCATCCTACTAGGGGTATGTTTAATAAGATTTTTAAAGAGGATGACAAAGCGCTTAAAAACTATCTTAAATTAAAGGGCGACCAGAATGAACTCTTTGATGTTTAAATTAAAAAATCACATTGATTTTGAAATTAAGAACTTATCTTTAGACTTGAAACGCAAAGAAATAAAAAAATACAACCCATTGCATTACGCATTTGGGTATGCGCTGCAAAGTAAACCTTGGCTAACTTATGGGGGAAAATATGAAATTAGTAATTGAAATTGTCAAAGAAAATGAAGATGGTAGCGCAGACGCTGTGGTGCATTTTGACAAAGAAGCGCTTGGAATGCTTGTAGAAGAAGGAGTTATTAGTATTTTGCGCAAATATATTGCACAGCAAAAAAAAGAAAAAAAAGGGAAAAAATGACAATGTTTTTATCACTCATGGCAGTTACAGGCATGATAGTATGGGTAGGTATTTTGGGGATTATTTTGTTGATTTGGATGGAGAATAGATAATGAATGATTACATCTACACACCTTCTGGCACAGACATTACGGTTCGTTGGAAATTATACGGCTATGTGCCACCGTCAGAATTGCCTGAATACCAAAAGAAATGGAAGTATTTTCAAGAACTACCACTTCGTAAATTAGACGACCAGGCTAAAAGAGAATACGAAATGGTCTTAAAGAAAGCTAAAGTAGTCCGTATTCGTTAGCCATTCTTTGCCATGTTAAGGGCTTCGGTTTCTTCGTGGTCTACTCGATTTAACCAACCCTTACCAAAGACAGGAAAAGTCTTTAATGAACGGTAGTATTCCCTGCGTGATTCTGAGAATTTATTGATAAGAGTTGCACTATTACTGGCGGAAATAAGTTCTCTTGTTTTTGGGCCAATAACTCCGTCAGGTACGCATCCAATAGCTGACTGAAGCAATTTAACGCTTCTACCTGGCCCTGCATTAACTCCCATTGAAAATACAACAAAGTCGAGTCCCCTAGGTAACACTTCTCCATAACAAGGCCTCCAATATTTCTGTTCATACAAAGGGGCTACAAGGTCTTTGGTGAGGTTTTTAAGAGTTTCTACAGGATGACCTACATACTCCTCCCAAACACGCTTGGTGACCCCTAAATTCGTTTCACCGCCTGGGTCGCTAGGATGGTTTACCCAACCGCCTTCAGCCTTTAAAACAAGGTCTAAACACTCATTAAAATTACCCTGCATTTTCTGACCCTATTTTAATGCCTGTAATAAGTCCTATAAACCCACCTACAATGGTTTGAAACGCTGGAGTAATGGCTTCAAATATCTTTGTATTGTCAATATGAGGGTTATATAAGCCAATAAGTAAAGCGCCAACCATAGACAACAAAATAACAGTTAAGGTGCAAGTAGCAATCAGCGTAATGTAAGCGCTTAGTTTTTCTTTGCTCATTTAATGCCTACTTGCTCATTAATCCACTCTTGTAAACTGACTAATTGCTGCGTGGTTTGAGCGCATTGTCCAATAAGGGTTGAGTAGGCGGAGCTAACATCAGCGATGCTGGGGGTAGTGGAAAGGTTGGGCATGATGCTGGCACTAGGTTTGTGCAAGCCGTTAGAGTAATACTGGCGCAACAAAGCCAGTTTCGCATCATATTCATTTTGTATTCCTTTAGTTACGAGTTCTTGCTGTGACCGAATGGATTTAACTTTTTCTTCTTGTGCTTTGGCGGCAATTTCAACCTGCTTTTTATATTCCAAATATCGTGAATAGCCAACCCACCAGCCACCACCAAAAGCGGTAGAAAGAATAACAACAATAATTGTAATTTTGACATAATCTGTCATTTTTCATCCAATGGTTGTGTAGTCACAAATCGCAAAACAGCTACGATGATTCCTACAATAATGTAGCCAAACCCATAATATTTAGGGTCTATAAAACTTTGTATATACGAAAAATTGTCAAGCAATGCGCCAAATACTACCAGCGCAAAAGAAAACCACATTGTTCTTGATTTAATCATTTACCTGTAAAGTAATGACTTATAAAACCAATAAAGGTAGAAAAGGCTGACACGACTGCCATGCCAGCCCAAAAACCGCCCCTGCCCTTGTTAGCCAATGCTAAAAGTTCTTCCATGCCTTCTTCTAGCTTGTCTACTTTAGAGTTTAAATGGTCTACTTTTTCCCAAAGTTGGCCATAACGAACAGGGTCAATTTCAAAAGACATAACTTACTCACTTAGTTTTAGGTTTGCGAGTAGTCGCTTTTTGTACGGTTTTCTTTGCTACCTTTTTGGCGGCAGGCCTTTTTACAGGAAAGTCAAAGGTTTCAATTTTAGGTTGAAAGCCAAACTTGTCTAATATCCAGGTAAAGGTAAAGTTCATACTTCCTCCACTTTTGCTAAAGATTCACGCAACATTGTTAAAAAGGCTTGTTTGCCAACATTTAACTGGTCAAGATTAAACTGTGAACTACCAATTTTACGGTCTAAATCAATTAAATGATTGACCATAGCTTGTTGCTCTTGTGTCATATCTTCAAATGCGTACTCTACATCGTCAATCGTGACTTGGTTTTTCTTTATGTTTTCCATGTCATTTCCTTTCGTGGTTATTTTACTGCTTCAACAAATGGCGTTAAATCATGCTCACCATAAAACTCTGCACCTTTAGCAATTTGAATTTCAAGGTGTTCTTTATTACGCTTAACTGTATCTGCCCAATCTTCATCAGTTGTATTTTCAGGTTTGCCAGCATTGAGTAGGTTTACGCTATCCATTGCGGCTTTGTAAGATTGTGCTACTTCTTCTGCGGTTACTTCTTGTACGAGTTCAATCATGTTATTTTCCTTTTAAGGGTGGGTTGCTTTATAAGCATCAAATTCTGCTTTGAGTTCTTTAATGGCGGCTACAAGAAGTGGAATAACTTCTGTATAACGAACACCTAAATGTCCTTCTTCATCCTCACTAATTGCTTCAGGCAATACTTTTTGAACATCTTGTGCAATTAAGCCAACATGAGCAGTATTTGTATCATCAGATTTCCAAGTAAAATTTACTGCTCTTAAGGTATTTACTTTTGATAAACCATTATCAATTTCGCTAGTAATTGTTTTAAGTCGCTCATCTGATGAGCCTGACCAAGATGTAGCACCCCAAGACATATAAGTGCCAGCACCGTTTTGGTTATAAATTCTAAAATCAGGAGTGCTTGTTGTTAATGCGGCAGAATACCAATAACTACCAAAATAGTTTCTGTAAATTTGTTGAGCATAGTAACCATTTCTTGTTTGCCACAAATAAAAAGTGCCGTTAGCATCAAAATAACCATTAGGATTACCAGCACCATCAGATAACACAATGTAGTTACTTGATGTACGGATGTCTAGACCGCCATTATTGCCTGAGTAAGCACCAATAATGGTATTGTTAGCACCAGTAGTTACTGTATAACCAGCAGCTTGACCAATAAAAGTATTAGCTGCGCCAGTTGTTGCTTGACCTGCATAATAGCCAACTAGAGTATTCCCGTTAACCGTTGTAGTGCTTGCACCAGCTTGCCAACCCATTATTGTGTTGTAACTACCAGTAGTATTAGCAACACCCGCAGTACTACCAACAAAAGTATTATATTGACCAGTAGTATTACTGTATCCAGCTTGATAACCTAATGCGGTGTTGTAAGATGCGGTAGTGTTTGAAAATAAAGCGAAGTAACCATTAACTGTGTTTGCTCCACCAGTAGTATTGTTGTAAAGAGAAGCTGAACCAAAAGAGGCATTAAATGAACCAGTAGTATTTGTATACAAAACAGAGGCTCCAACACCACAATTTCCATTTCCTGATGTATTGGCTTTTCCAGCTTGGCTACCAATGAATGTACCGCCATTTCCGTCAGTATTGCTATAGCCAGCCTGATAACCAACAGCAGTTAAAGAGCCAGCAGTATTTCCATAACCAGCTTGATAACCAAACATTACATTAGAACCGTTTGTTGTCTGTGTATACCCAGCTTGATAACCTACTGCTGTGTTGCTAGATGCGGTGGTGTTGGAATTAAGTGCTTGCTGACCAATTGCAGTATTGGATGACCCTGTTGTAGTTAGTTTAAGTGCCTGTGAACCAACGGCAGTATTGTAATTTCCAGTTGTATCACGAGCAGCAGCATACCCTACAGCAGTATTTTCTACTGTACTAGCCATCAAGTTTAAAGCTAAATTTCCTATAGCTGTGCTGTACTGTCCTGTTGAATTTGTAGCTAAAGCTGATGCGCCTACAGTTGTGTTTGTTGAAACAGCACCACCACCCTTACCAACAGTAAGACCTGATATAGAAGCATCATTAGCTAAAGTTAATGTAGTGCCGCTAAATGTCATATTGGCAGAGCCTACGACTAAGCCACTAGAGTTATATAGGACTTGAGTAGTAGAGGATGTTCCTACACCACCTTTAGTGCCAATAACTTGCACTACGCCAGCAGAATCTTTGTAGAACAACTTTCCATCAGCAGTATTAATAGCTAATTCGCCAGCAACCAAGTTACCAGCCGTAGGGACATTGGTAGCTGTAGAAGAATAATAAATCGAAATTGGAGTGTAGCCCGTCTGTGCCATATTAGTATGTCCCGCCAAAGATGCCTGTTAAGGCTGTTAGTGTACCAACATTATTAATGTCGTTTGTTGCCATATTTAAAGCCCCTGACATCGGTGTTTGACCGTCTGAAGCTACTGATTGAGTTAGTCCGTCAGCAATGTTTTGCATAGTTGTATTAGCCCAACTACTTGTAATAGTTGTGCCTGTAACTACTGGATTACCAGCAGGTAAGTTATAAGTACCGCTACCGTTTCTACTCATTTTGTTTTCCTCAATGCTTCTGCCATAGGATTGTAATTAATTGATTCTTCAATTTGTTTCTTTAAAGCACTTTCTTTGCCTTTTTTGGCGGCAAATTCAGCTATATTGCTAACGCCAGGTATGCGAATACCCCCTATTTTATCTAATGCGCTGATAATTGCACTAGAAGTATTGGAATAGTTTGCAACACCTTTTAATGGGGCATTTACTGTTTCTGTAACGGCAGCTAAATCACGAATTTCTTGTGCGCCTTTTTTACCAAATACATAATCTAATTTGCCATCTTGGTCTAATGTATCTATTGCAGTTTTTAACTGTTTAGGCATTACTACAGGATTGCCATAAATGTCTTTATCTGTTGTATTTGTGGCTTTTCTTTTAATGTATTCAACAGTTTGACCTTGCAGTTCTTTCCATGCTTGCTGACCTTCAGGGCCAGCTTTCTTTAAAGTCATGCCAATAGCACGAACATCATCTAATGAACCATTTAAAATGCTATGGTCAAATACATCTTCAAACGCTACTGAACGGTCTGTAGTGCCAGGTTTAGTGCGTAGCAACTTGTCTACATAGCCAACATTCTCAAACTCACGACCAAACTTAGTGCGCAGCTTTCTAGCTTCTTGGTATAACTGACCACCTTGACCTTCAGTCATTTGATTAATAATGTTTTTCATGGCTTTGGCATGACCTTCGCCAACCGTGCCAGGTTCATAGTTTTTATTAATAAACTGGTAAATATCTTCTAAATTATTAATAGAAATTTGACCTGTTTTAAATGATGGGTCATTACGAGCAATTTCTTCATCTACAGCGCTAATAATTGGGGCTAACTTACGCTTAACAGTAGGGGTTTGTTCGTCAATATAAGCCTTCAATGGGGCATAGCCTACTGGTTGCTGTGTTTCGCCAGCTTCTCTAGCGGCAGTATAAGCAGCGTTAATTTCTTGTTTAGCCTTATTTGCAGCGCCTACTAAAGCCTTATCCACTACTCGACCAGTTTCACGCAAGCCATAAGTTTCTTTACCTGTTGCGTCTACAAATGCGTCAAAGTTTTGCAAAATAGCATCATTACGCTTGGCTTGGGCTTCTATTAAAGGCTTTCCTAATTCTGGGAAATTCTTAGGAGTTTCAATTTCAAACTTTTGCTGACCTAAATCACGCATAGCTTGACCTTTGCTTAACTCTACAGGCACTCTTAACTGTTGTGCCATTTGCGCCCTCACAGCAGCTTCAGGCACTTCAGCAGCGCCAACACCAACCATAGGAGCTTCTTTGCGTAAGGCTTGAGCCATTGTATTTACTGCTGGTTTAGCAGTTTGAATAGCTTGATTGACGGCTGGTCTTGCAACATTACCAGCTTGAATAGCAGAAGGAATAGCGCCAATAGCACCCAAATAAGGGGGTAATTTAGACGCTTCTAAAGCGCTACCAATAGACTCTAAAGCACCTATAGAAGCAGGTGAAGTCGGTTGAAATTGTAGTTTTTGTGCTAATTGACCGCCTGCTTGCTGTGCTTCTTGCATAGCTTGTGGAGTTTTAGGCCCTAAAATACCTTTAGCAACGCCATAAGCAGCGCCTACAGGTTGCGCAACCATACCACTACCAATAGTAGCAGGCACTTCATATAACGCTTTTAACTTGTCCATCATTGAAGTTTTAGGTTCTTCAATAGGAATTTGCTTTGGCATTTGACTAGCTACCAATGGCACATCAGGTGTCAATGTAGTTGTTTTAGGCGCAACAGAACCAGCTAACTTAGCTTCTAATTGTGCTTTTGTTGTTCCTTCTGGGACATCTTTAACAAGAGTGCCATCTGGCATTAAAACATCCATGTTCTGTCCTTATGGCAAATCGTTGTAATTAACCACTTTTTTTGCACCGCCAAAATCAGTTTGTGGCTGAAATTCTTTAATAAATCTTGCGCCTGGGCCAGCTTGAACTTCCAAAGATTTAATAGCCAAATCTCTAGCTCTTTGTTTTTGTTTAACAATGTTTGCATCATCGCCTGGTGCTGGGAAATAAATTCTTTCTACATCCGCAAATTCTGATGGAGAAATAGAAGCACCTGATTCTTTACGCAGAACAGCAGTTGCAAAATTTCTTCTGGCTTGCAAAGTTGCTTGTTGTTGTTCGTTTGGCCCACCTAAATAAGAAGGCAATACATTTGAACCGCTAATGACATTTTGTTCTAATTTTTCACCAATTAAAGGTGTCATTCCTACAATAGAACCAGCAGTAGACCTAATTTTTCCAATATCTTTAACGCCTTGACTTTCCAAATTATTAAGAATAGCGCTTGCTTCTTTAGCTCTTGTGCCAAATCCTACAGCTTTACCTTGTTCATCATTAAGTTTTGCGCCACCCATTTCTAATGCAAGTTTTTGTTGCTCTAGCCCAAGTCTTTGACCTTCTAAACCTAAACGCTGACGGTCAAGTTTTAATCTTTCTTCTTGTTCTGGCGTAATTTCTCTTGCCCAATCGCTAAAGGCTTTTTTACCACCTTCTGCTTTATAAGTATCATATTCAATAAGTTTGTCAGTTTTCTTAGGTAATACGCTTTGCATTAAAGACTGCGCCAATGCACGACCTTGTGGTGTTTTAGCAGAAGAAGCTAAAGCTAATGCTGCTTTAGGGTCAGTTTGTGCT